CGGGGGGTAACCTCCGGTAAGTGCTTTTAGGCGCGCGCACCGCCTATGAGTGGGATCATTATGTCCCATCTGAGTGTGTAGTAATTTCCAGGTCTTCGGACTTGGGAGGCGGTTTCATAAGGGGTGGGGAGGACTAAAATTATCCTCGCAACCTTGTGAATTTCCGCAGCTACAACTTAGCTCCTTATTACGGGAGCCTACGCCCCTTCGAAAGAAGGAAAGCGGGGTTGTTAGCCATGGAACTTTGGGTCGGGGGCGATATTTAGGAAGGGAACCATGTGGATCGGATCCACAACTAGTGTGAGGGTGCTAGCACCTCTCTTACACTAGGGACGACTTAGATATTAGGACTTGATTCAAAGCTAGGTATTATTGGATATGGGGCGAACGAAACGATAACAGCCACTTGATAATGGGCTGTTTTAAAAGGTACAATGAAATTTTGGCCCCTACGTATAGTGACCTCCTTTCTAACGACGTTTATAAAGTTAAGTAACATAAGAGCTTGCAACTTGGGCCGGTAATTCAGTGATCGAAAGGTCATTGCGTAAGTGACTAGAACAACTTCACTCCAAAGGTGAGGAAGTGTCTTTTTTAGAAGTGTACAATAGATAATCTTAAGAATGGTTGAGGTAGCCAATCCAAAAGAGCCAAGATGGAATGTAATAAAAATGCACTTTGTAGATAGAGAGATTCATCTAGCGCGGCTGCACGCGAAAGTAGCGGTGTGAACAATGGAAGTAACTGACTTAGTATCCAATGGTATCCTTAAACAACACAATCGACAATCGCTAACTTTTTAAATCAAAAGAATCTTCGTCCTGTTATTCAACAGGGTGTTAGATCTCAGGTGACAAAAACGTTTGGATTGTTAATCGATCAACGGTTGAAGGCTATCAATGGTTTGTTCCTTGGAAACAAGGGACGCGGAGTCATCAATTATCTTTTTATGATTATTGATGTACTTCGTCTCCACAGAACTGTGAGCGATGTTAAATTACTGGTAACTTTTGCTTTTTGGGCGATGGCTCTTTGCAAGTCTCAAGGTACTAAGGGTGCCGTGATGCACCTTAAGGTGTGTCAGGTCTTAGTCCAGCAGGCTTGCGGAGCCTATAAGGTAGATTCTTTAGAGCCCTTAAAGAGACGGGTTAACCGTTCTCGTACCGGGTTTCCTAGAGTTATACCTACTATGCAAAGGATTTTATTGCGTAAAGGTGATGGTCATGCCATCAAACTGTGACTTAGCTTATTCGGTGTTTACCGAATACTGGAATTCGCAGGACAAGTAAATATTGATACGATCACCAACCCAGGGGTTAGTATACCTGGGGAATGGATGACGTGTTGAGAAAAGTTCGTGGATGAAGACTTTTGACCTGAAGTAACGAAGCTTCTAGGATCAGATTATCTTCATTTACGGAAGAAGCTACCTTTACCCAGTCCTTTTCCAATTTTAAAGAGTGGACCTTCGACGCAAGCTGCGGATCCAACTGATGAAACAGGGGAGAGTATCCCCTTTGCTTCATCATCTTTGGTATCTTTGGCTATTTCGGCCAGATCTTGACTTGATTCTAGTCTGTTCTCTCGGTTGGAGGAATATCTTGAGATTATCTCAGGGCGTTCTCTCCTTAATCGGATGAAATGGGCGGGGGACGAGCTATTTGTGAAGATGAAATATAAGACCACACCGGTCTCACGTGGACTCTTAGGGAAACTTGCTATTAAGGAGGAGGCAGCGGGGAAAATGAGAGTTTTTGCCATGGTCGATGCATGAACGCATTGGGTTATGCGCCCTCTCCATGACGCTATATTTTCTATATTGAGGGTTATTCCTCAGGATGGGACGTTTGATCAGCCTAAACCAGCTGAGATCCTTAAGGATTACCTTGTACGTCGTCTTTCAGAAGGAAGACCGGTATGGGTATATTCTATTGATCTTTCAGCGGCCACGGATCGACTACCTATTTCGGTTCAGATTCCTCTGATTTCTAAGGTGTATTCTATCTTTGGCTTCGGCTTTTGAAAGGATTCATCAAGGAGGTTAGGTGAACTTTGGGCTAAAATTTTGGTAGATCGGGAATTCTTACTTCGTTGGAGAGAACTGCCTAAGCGGGTTAAAGCCCCGCGGCGGATCTTTCCATCGGGTTTAAAGGTCATACGTGGAAATGATTATATTCCGAAAAAGGGAGAGCTAAGGGAAGTCAGAGTTCATTATGCTGTAGGGCAACCGATGGGTGCCTTAAGCTCTTGAGCTTCACTTGCCATTACTCATCATGCAATTGTGCAATATGCCTATGCATTGGTTCAGAAGGAGAGAGGTCAGCGTTTTCACTGATTTAGTAGATATGCTATTCTTGGTGATGATGTTGTTATAGGTGATAAGCGTGTAGCCAAGAACTACTTGAATATATTAAGTACTATTGGTGTCCAAGCTGGGCTTGCTAAATCTCTTATTAGCCGTAATAAAGTTGTGATGGAGTTTGCGAAGAAATTCTGAGCTCCGGAACGTAATGATCAGGTAAGTCTAAGGGAGTTAGTGGCTATGAAACTTAGTCTTCGTCTATCTATTGTCCTTGTGGAAAAATACCACCTGGTTTGACAACAGTTAGCGAGGTTCTATGGAGTCGGGTACAAGGTAAGATCTAGACAAGATTCTGATCTTTTTGATCTGAATGTGCGCCTTAGAATTCCATGGGTCTGAGCTTCTAGGCCAGGGGCACCATGAGTAACGGGTAATACTGAAAGCTGATTAGGGTGATTGAGTCAACGTTCTATTTCGGGACGTTGCCTTGATCACGTTTCTACTAGTCAACTTTTGGTTGTACTGGAGAGGGTTAGAGAGACCAAATATGATCTGGAGGATCAATTGTCTACCAAAGCGGTTGAAATCGCTGCGATGAACGAGACTGATCCTCGGACTTATACGGGTGTTACTTCCTTTGAAGGGGACGAGTTATTTATACGGAAGGCTTTATCGATATATAATTCGATGGAGTCGGAGCCGCAGATCGCGCGTGGACAGGATGAAGTGGCCAACCCGGTAGGATGGAATCGGATGCTCGGAACCCTTTGGGGGAACGTTGCACCTGAGTTCATACGGCCGGAGTTACCACCTATTTCAGTTTACGCCCGTCCCGGTGGCGAGGCTGGTGCCTCACCTTTATACGACGGCATGAAATCGATCCGTTCAGCTCGTTCTCGTCGTTTAGATGAGAGCGCAGATGAAGGATTATTCATGATGGCCAGTATGTTTGGTACAATGGGTCAAACCATTTCCAACCTGGTCGGTGACGCCGTTAAAGATATAATTAAACTTGATGCTGAGGTAGGTCTCCAATCAGAGAGAGCCCCTCAACATCGGATGGACGAGGAGAATGAATTTACAGATATTATCACTTGATATAAACGGTGAGTTCGCTGATCCCAGCCTATATGGGCGGGGACCAGGCCGATCACCGGTGATACTCGTAATTTGGCGGATACACAGGAAAGTGAAGACAATGTGGTAGAAGGTGGATCGTTACAACTCATAGGAGATTTTTCGTTCACCTGACGGGAATACTACCCTCAGGGATTATCTGATTTTCCAGTTTGAGGTTTAGTGGTATGGAGACCTCCTGTCTCTTTCCTCTATCCCTTTAACTTTATTATTAGACATGATCCAGTGTGAATTAATTCGAATTTCTTCTTGAGTGGGACTTGGTGGCTACATTGAGCCCCCTTGTTCAGACTTTATAAACGGATAGTTACCTGGAGAAATCGGGGTATACTAGTGCTGGAATTGGTTATATTGGTGCTTTCTGACCTTTCATCTGACGCCGGGGTAGTACCTTTACTAAGTGCTACCGCCGGGGAGGTGCTAGGAGATGTTGCGCCCTCTGTAACGGGGAGAGTGGGATTTGTAGTGGGTCTGATTGTGGGGGCGGTCATTATCGGAGTGGGTATTTATACCTTCTCTGATGCGTGAACTTATGCCTCGAACATGACAGATCCAGCTATTCGTCCTTTACTCTTACCTACCATTGCAGACGTTGCTCCATATTCTGAGCGTCTTCCTTCAGCTTACGTGACAGAGAATGTTATGGAAGTTATGAATCGGGGATCTCGGGGTGGAGCAGTTGAAGTAATAAGTCCAGTATCTCCCATGCATATGCATGGGTTCTGGGAGTAGAGTGTGAGCGGTGGGTTCGTGGGTCGCAAGACGTTAACGGTCTCTTCTGCTACTACAAATATTGAAGCGCATCTGAGTGCTAACCTTCTGATCGAAAAAACCCTGCCGAAGGGTTGGACTGATCAGTCGTAGTGGGG